AGAAGTGAAGGCGTGGGCATTCTTAGAAGTTAAATAGAATAGCGAATCGGGCTTGCAGGCAACCGCTGACGGCGGCCTCTGCCGCTGCTGCCCCGTCGGTCGTAGCACGGGCGTTGAAGGCAGCCCATGCCGCAGCCGCAAGGCCGCCTTGCAGCATATTGGTCGGATAGCCGTAGCCGTAGCCGATGAACATTGCTTAGAGGAATGTATATCCGATGACGCTACCTGCCGATGGCGTTACCGCCGTAATCTTGCCGCCGTTGCGTCCCGAAATAACTATCCCAGCGGACACGGACTTGTTTGCAAGGTTGTAGGCGGAGCGCAAGTCCTCGGTTCCCGTCCCCGTGAGGACCGTGAAGGTAGCGGCCACATTGACCACAATGAAGTCGTAATTCTTGCCCGTGACGGCAGCGTCCACGAATTCCATCGTGCCGCCCTGTCCGAGCATTTGTTGTAAGATTGGAGTTGGCATTTTGTTTTGGTTGCTTTAGGGTAAATGTAGGTTAGGTCGGAATTTCACAAATGCTATGGCTATACGGCAGTTGGAACGACAAGGTCGCCACCCACCCCGCCGTGCGGTCGTCACGGCTCTCCACAAACCTCGTAAGCGACACGCTGGTACTTAGCGTCCACTCTTGCGTCGGGTCGTTTGTGAGCGAGGATATGAAGTCCTGCGCTATTTGCAGTTGGTCGCTCAAAACCTCGTCTTCGTTGTCTTGCCAACCGAGCGTCGGACTGCCCGAAACCACGCCACCCATCGTGGCAATGGATTCCACTCGGTCGCTAAAATAGACACCCACAGTAAGGTTAAGGCTACCCAAATCCGTACTCGCTGACTGAACATCCGCAAATACCAAAGGATAGACGATTCGCTCACGGCTTGGGGTGCGAAGGTTGATGGTGTTGTCCGTTCCGATTGCAAGCGGGTCGCCCGTCCCGAAGGAGTTTACTTGCGGGTGAGCATTTGCAAGCGCAAGGAGTGCTTGCTTGATTTTTATCCATGACATAAGCCTGTAATTTCAGAATATTTTTTGAGTGCGCTCCCATGTTCAGCAGTTATTGCAGTAAGGGTCGTAGGGCCAAGGGCGGTCAAGTCCAGCACCACGGCGCAGGGTGCGGGCATCCAAGGCCATCCCCGTGTTGTAATTGGTGCCGTTGGGGTAAATAGTATCCAAGGCCGATGGCGGGGAGTTGAAGAGCGGATAGTTGGCCTTCTGCTCCATGAGGTAGCGGGTAATCCTTTCGGAGTACCACTCCGCATCATTCTTCACTTTGTCGGTGAGGCGGGTAATCTCGTCCATGGACATTTGGGAACTTTCCTCGCTGGTTCTGCGGACCATTCCTTTGTTCATGTACTTGAACGCCAAGACCATCGGGAGTTCGTAGTAGAGCCATTGCACCATGGCGGGTTGGATGTAGTCCTCCAAGAGCGTAGTGTTCAGGGCCGTGGTCGTACCGCTTACCACTTGGGTCACCATTTCAGAGTACAGGGCCGACCCAACGATAGGCTGAATCCGCATCTCCTGCACTTTGACGATGGTGGGCCGTATCTGCGTGAACGATACATTCTCGTTTATGACCGAGTTGTCCAGCAGGGTTTGTTCGCTGATAAAGAGTGCCTTCATGCTTTCGTGATTTTATTGCCTTTGCGGATGACGAGTTGCTGCTCCCAAATGTGTCTGCATTGAGGGCGGTTCACTCCGCTAGCGGTATGGTACCACCCGCCTCTGCGATTCCATACGCTATAGCCCATGATGTTGGAGATGCCGTTGATGTCGTCACGGGTATAGACCTTGCCTTGGTCAGCCAAGTCCAGCATCACCTTGCAGAACTCACGACTGGTCTTCTTATCCTTGTTGCTGAAACCTGCGGCCCAAGAATATTTGTAGCGTACTTCCAGCACGGGTTCATCCGTTGGCTTGGCTCCTTCCTTGGCGATTTGGTCCACCGCTCTTGCGATGGGGTAACGGTCTTTCGTAATCAAGTAAGCGACCCGCTTGGCGACCTTGGCCTTGCTGACCCCGAACTCCTTGGCCATTTCTTCCACGGAGGCTTCACGGTTCTTCTTGCGGTACTTTTCGATTTTCTCGTCCAGTTCTTTCTCCTCCTCTCCAAGTTCAGCGAAGGCTTGACGGACTTGGTCGTCTAAGTCGGCATCAAAGCGCATTGGCTTGGAGTGCATGACCACATAGTCGTCGCTGCTGCTCCCAAACTTGCTTGCGACCACCTCCAAGACCTTAAATTCCTCGTCCCCCCATCCGTAGTCCTCGGTGTCCTCTTCGCCCCACATAGGCTCGGAAAACGCCTGCTCCTGCACGCCCAATAGGGTGTTCACTTCGTCGGGGGTTAGACCGAAACCAGCGGATAGCATCGTGCGGGCCATTTCAAGCGTGATTTTTTCTTGGGCGTAATGCCGAACTATCCGCATGAGGTTTTGGTACTCACGGCCCGACAATTTCTTGATATTGTCGTTCCCCATCATGGCGGGGGTTTGCGGTTGCTCGTCGGGTTGGGGATTGGGTCCCACCACATCGGCAGGTTGTTTTTCCAATGCAGGGAGGCCCGCTTTTTCCCGTAATTCTTCGGGGGTCATAATGGTCAGCAGGGCGGCTTCGGATAGACGCTCGGTGATGGGTTCCACGGGAATAAGTTCCATCCCTTCCACGCCGTTGAAGGATCCAAGATAGTTGATCATTCGCTCCACTTTACGGACACGGTCATTGACATAGGTCGCTTTGAATAGTTCGTACGCCTCAACCAGTTCCTGCCTGCCTCCCAGTTGGCCCTCGGTCTTGACACCGAATAGCATGGGATTGACAACCCTGTGCGAAATGAAGATTTCCGACTGGATGGCCTTATTGAGAATCTCGAACTGCTTGTCCATGTCGCTCGGTGTGAGCGGTTCAAGCGTCGGGGCTTTGCTGACATCGTCGTTGAAGGTGACCACGAAGCGGCCCGCATTGTCGGTCCCCGAAAACTTGCGCTTGATTTGGCGTTCAATGTCGCCCTGTTCTTCGGGTGTAGGAATCCCGTTATTGAAGTTTATCAAGTACCCGCCCCAAAAGTTGTTGCGCAGGTTGTTGTTGTGAAAGTTTGCCACCTGCACATCGGCTTCAATCCACGCCAAGCCACCCATGTATTCGGGGAGCGGATAGGACTTCACGCCTGCTGCGTACACCCTGTAATAGAACAACTGCTTACCGATTCGGTTGTCAGCATCAAAGGCGGGAATCTTTTCGACATCCCCGATTTTGGGATAGAGTTGGATCATCGCATCGTCGTACCAATCGGCCACTTGGAACATCCGCTCGTCCTTGTCCACACGAATCTTTTCAAAGGGGATGTGTTCCATTTTCGCAATGGTTCCCATCTTGTTCCAAGTCACCGCAACGGCAAACCCGTTGAATAGTTCCAGGTCGAGGACGAGTTTTTCGGTGATGTCATTCAAGTCATCATGCTCGCTCAACCCGTCAAAAAACTTGGCGTAGCGGGCCTGCTGCTCCACGGTCATCTTTTCGCCTGGTTGCCATCCACCGCCCACGATGTAGTTAACCTTGCCATTGACAATAGCGTTGTGCTTGCTGCTCCTGCGGTAGTTGTCCAGCAGGTAGTAGGGGTACTCGTTGAACGCTCCGTAGGTGATGTATTTGCCCGCCTTGTTTTCGAGCATCACGGGGACTTTGTGTTCAATCCCAAGCCATTGGGTGAACGATTGCTTTATACTCATAGCGTGTGTACGGTAAAGGATAGGGCCGAAATCGTGATAGCACCGCCATCGTTCACGGCGTTGATGTAGATGGTGAACTCGTCATTGACTGCCCCTTGCAGAACGGCTTCAAGCGTGACCGCATGGCCGTTTGCGTGAGCCGTGGTGATGTCAGTCATTGACTGCGGAATGATGGTCCCGTTCTTGGCGATGTAGATGATTATTTGGTTGCCGTTCCCCTGCGAGAACACCATGCTTGCCGATACCCGCAATGCCGCACTCGTCGTCCCTGTGTAGGTGATGGCGGTGGTTGTGCGGGTAAAGTTGTAGGTCGTCAGCAGTCCCGATTTCAGCGGGGTTGTCAACTTGACTGCACTCCCTTGGGTCGGGGTGAAGTTCTTGGATTCGTCCAGGTACAGGTTCGCAACGCCCCGCTCTCGGTCAAGGGTAGCGGTATCTGCGAGGTCGTCAAAGAGGCCACCCACACGGGCGGCGGTGTTCGCTCCTGCGGCGGTTTCGTTGGTGATGGTTGCGGCACTCGTCTGCAACTGGGTTCTCGTTTGTACGCTCATGCGAAGGATTGGTCAAAGGTGGAATCAAACACTCGTTCATCGGATGCCCCGAAGACGGTGTACTGGATGGAATTGGCGAAGGTGTTGAAGGTCAGCGATACTACTTGTACATACGCCAAGCCCGTTTCAACCACCGCAACGGCTGCACCAACCGTGCTACTGGTATCGTAAACCTCATACTTATACGACCCCGTTTCAAGAGAGCCGACAACGATGGAAAACTTGTCATAGCGGTTGGTGTAGGAAGAAAGGTTGGCCGATTTCAGCAGGGTGAAGTCGGTCGTGGCGTTCTTGGCGATGTTGGTCAGCCGCAGGATGTAACGGTCCCCCGATGAGGCCCGCTGCGTCCAAGTGACGACGATGGTGTTGGTAGAATTGGGAGATAGGTAAATCACGCTATCCTTAAATGTAGGATGCGCCCGAATTTCACAATTTGCGCCCGATGCTTCGGTAGAGTTCGGCCCTCCGCTCGGCGGTCTTGCTGAT